ATGAAACGTAGAATACCGGAGACAGCTTGGTGTCTCATGACAATCATCGCTTACCTTGCTCTGGTGAGCGTATATACCATCGAAAACGCAGCTATGCGTGGATTTTTCGGATGACTTGCAATAGTGCAATACCACACCACAAGTTTATGAAGTTAGAAATGGAAGAAACTCCGCCAGGGAAGGCATACTCCCTCGAAGAAAACCAGAAAGCAGGATTTAGTTCATTGCTAATTCAGAGCCGTGATTCGATACAAATAGCAGAAAAAACCAACAGAAATAAAATAATTATGTGTTAATAACAATAAATCAAGCTATTCAGCTTTAATAGTAAAATAATAGATAACTTATAGTGCTGTGATTTAATGCATACTAGGAGATATGTTCATCCTCGCCAAATAATATAAATAAACGAACCTAATAAATAGATGCGATATTTAATAATGGTGTCCAGAACATATCCTATGGAATAGATTTAAAACCAGAGGTTAATTCTAACTAATTGATTCTGTTGGTGGGTCGTGCAGGGTTCGAACCTGCGACCAATTGATTAAGAGTAAATCCAACAGGTTTTTAAAATCAATAATTTACTTATAAATCAGTCGGATAAAAAACGGCAAAGTTCGATAAACTATGAGATTTGTGAAGCTCTGCCGCCATTTTGTCGCCACTATTCTTATTGAAATTCTGTTTCTATCATCTCAGATACAGTATTTTGTACGTTAGAATTACTTGGACATAATGAATTAAAGTAATCGATTATCTTTTGTTCGAGAATATATGACTTATATAAAGCTATCTCCCAGTTATCATGAGACATAGGTCCATGCTCATTAATCCTCGCACAGAATGAAACTCTTACATCGTTAATGTTATTCTTCTGCAAGCGAGACCAATGAGCTGTAGTTCTATGACAAAATATAATGATTCTATTTTTTACATTAAGACCAGTCATGTGTCTCAAAACTCTTTGAAAATCCGGTTCAGTCATATCTCTTGGTTGAAGACAAATAACATCATATTTGAAGCACCCTCCGTCTATAGTTGTATTTATTTTGAAACCAACTCTAGAAATAATATCGAAAAATATTGGGTGAATATATATAGCAACATCTTGACCTTTTTTATGATATTTTTCACCTTTGATTGGAGCACATTCGCGACACTGAGGTACAAGATTATCCGGATAGATGCTGTACTCTGACCAATTTCCCTTTGGTATAAAATGATCAAGTGTATCTGGCGATTTTGGATTTCCGCAATAAGGACATTCGTTAAGTCCGTGGTCTTTTCTACGTTTAGACATGACTTCTGACAACTTAATCGGTGGATTTTCGTAAAAATCTATCATCAAATCCTTTTTAGGATTAGCTTCCTCTTTATCATCTCTATGGAAAATTCCATTGGGGAGCCTAGTAGTATAATTAGTAATAAGCGTATCATACGCAAGATAGGCATCTATGAGATTATCTTTTATGGCTGTTAACTCTGATAAGTTTCTTTTTTTACATGTATCAGTTGACGATAGCCATGAAATGTCTCTTGTCAATTTATCTCCTGATAAATACTTCATTACATTAACTCCGATCTCATATATTCAGAATCGTCATTGTCCAAACTTAATTTAGATGTCAGGTATATTAAAGCTTCATCACCAAGATTAGATGAATTTTTTTCAATTATATTTTTAATGTCATTTTTATTTTTTACTAATTTATCTAGTTCTTTTTGATATGGTTTATCTTGGAAATAATCATCAAATACTTCACCTACAATAGCATCAAGGCTTTCGCCATAAGTTTCAATCGTTGGCTCGTCATTTATTGTTATACCAGCCTTATCTCTTAATATCCTAACACCTGATCTTTGAACTTCTCTAGCCATAACTGCCGAGTGTGTCGCTATAATTGCATATGATGATGAATCCTTTAGCAAACTTTTCAACATTTTTATTAAGCCCATTTCAAGAGTGGGGTGTAGATAGAGTTCAGGTTCATCTAGGATTAATAAACTTTCATCTTTCATTCCTGAAACTATTGTAGGGATCATATATGAATAGATTAACTGACCTGAGCTAAGACCTATTGGTTTGCCATCTCTAATTATCTCAAACCCTCTTTTAAAATCCATTTTATTAGATAACTTGACTTTAATTTTGCTATCTCTTTTAAAAATAACCTCTTCCCCGGACTCCGTCCAAAGTTTAAAAGAATCAAAATTAATTGCCAAAGATAGAGTGTCCACTAATAGATCAAATCTGGAACCTTTATCATCATCTTGCCACCATAAATTCTCCCTATCATACTTTATTATATCAATTATTGAACTAGCAGCACATTCTTTAGGCCAGTTGAGATCAAAATTACCCTTGTTATCTCTAAATCCTATGTAATTATAATCATTAACATCTTTTTTTCTTCTACCTACACTAAATCTGTTATTATTAGAATTATATTTTTTATCTCTTTTTCCTATTAGCTCAACCTCTGTTCTAAATGATTCAAACGGCGAGTACGCTACAACTAATAACTTATTAAAATAAGGCATTGTATCGTTATTTTCTAATCCAAGTATCAAGTCAGAAACATGATTAAGTAACGATGTTTTTCCAACACCATTTTTACCTATAAGTAAGTTAATATCTTTCCTAAGGAATTTAGAATCATTATTGAATTCAAAACTAATTGGTTCGAATGTATCGAGGAAGTTTTCAACATTTATAGAAAACGATCTATTAACACTATATCTACCAATTGCAATATGATATCCAGTTTTAAATAGCGCATCTCCACTTGAGTTATCTCTAAATAATGCTCCACTGAAACCATCCCACTGTTCATAATCAGAGTAATTTTCGTAGAAATATGAAGCATCACATAGTAAACTAAGTAACTCCTCAGTTTCATCACTAGTAAATATCTTATTTATTATCTTATAATAATCAATATCGGCTGGTAATGAAACCATTTTATCCTTATTCATCAATTTGGTTATTAAGTGTATTTTTTCGTCTTTGGTAGATTTTGATTTAGATAAAAAATACGATGACGTGTTTGACTCGCCATTGATAAGAACTCTTAGGTTCCCAATTTTCTCTTTTTTATTATCTATAACATGATAAACCTTAAACAGGATAACAAACCCAAAATCATCCCAAGGAACTCTGAAACCACTGCCAATATGGTCCTGCAACAGATGTATCCCTTCATACTCTTCAATTGCCATTTTTTGCGAAAAATATAATTCCATTACTAGTTTCTCTTATAATAATTTATTATTAGATTAATAATTCAAAGGATTGAGTCTGATCACATCCTCAAAATGCTCAGGCGCGAAATGCGCATATCTCATCGTCATTTTGATATCGGTGTGTCCTAGGATTCGCTGCAATACTAGGATATTTCCGCCATTCTGCATGAAGTGACTGGCAAAAGTGTGACGTAGAACATGTGAGCACTGTCTATCTGGTAGTTTTATGTTCGTTCTTTTGAGTGCAGTGCGGAAAGCGGCATAGCATGAGGGGAATAAACGACCGTTTTTTTTGGGTAAAGTGTTAAATAATTCTTCACTAATTGGGATGCTACGGTTGCGCTTCCCTTTGGTTTTTGTGTAAGTGACTTTATATGGCATTACTTGCGTATGAGTCAGGCTTTCCGCTTCAGACCAACGTGCGCCAGTGGCCAGACACAACCGTACAACGGTAGCCAACTCAGGTACTGTGCTGTTTTCACATTCTTTCAGAAGGTTGGCTATTTGCTCTTTAGTCAGGAACGCCATCTCTTGCTCATGAGTTCGATACTGGCGCACACCACGGAGGGGATTATCGTAGCGCCACTCACTCAAGCGGGAAAGTTCATTAAACATTGCCCGCATGTACGCCAATTCAATATTCAACGTGCGTGGCGTTACGCCTTTGGTACGGGTGCCACGTAATATTTTCCCATTGAGTCGTTGTTCACGGTATTGAGAAAATGCTTTTGCAGTGAAATCTATGGCACGCGGATCACCAAGGTCACGGCACATGTTGAGCAAAACCTGATGACGAGACTTACCATCGCTCAAAGTGATGCCATGCGCCCGATGCCAAATTTCAATCAGCTCTGATAGCAACCGCGTGTCCTGCTTTTCACCTAACCAAGGTTTGTTGTCTACCTGCTCCATCGTGAAGCGCTCAAATGCCAGTGCTTCACCTTTAGTCGCAAACTGCTTTCTTACTCGCTTCCCTTCTCTACCTGCCGGATAACACTCACAAATCCATTTCCCGGTATTCAACTTTCTTACTGCCATACGACGTACTTACACCTTCCTTAAAACACTATCTACTCGGGCTAAAACAGTTATCTCGTTCAACGCGCATTCAAATGGTATCTTTATCTCTGTTCCACTGACTCTCACTTTACCCACAGGGATAAGTTCTAGATTTCGGATACTAACTTTGCCTTCGATTTCTACTAACCATGTCCCATCTGAGATTTCTTCAAATGAATAATCAACTAGACTAATCGCTTCATCCGAGACAATAATTTTTGGTTCTGTAAGTTCAGGTGATAGTAGTGAGTTATCCAATACCAGATGCCCATCCTCAACCAATTTACCTTTGATAATCTTGTATCGGGTAAGTGAGGTTATGTCGCCTTTTGCATCATCGTACATTGGGCCCTCCCCTGTAGCCAGCCACCGCAGAGAAACTCCGGTTTCCAGCGAACACCAGATAATCACCTGCGCCGGATAATAATCTCTACTCCACCACGTCCCAAAGGTACTGTTTGTAATACCTGTATGCTGTGAAAGCTCTGTTCTGGTTTTGAATCCATATGCCTCCAGAACTCGAGTCAACGCTTCACGACCACCATGATTGGGGTTGAATTTATTCATACGCATAGATATATGAAGGATAGAGTTTTTAATATTATTTACTTGGCTTCACAATTTCTTTAACACACTATCTACACGGGCTAAAACAGTAATGTCTGTCAATGCACACTCAAATGGCACCTTTAGCTCATTGCTGCTGACCCTTACTTTACCAACAGGAATAAGCTCTAAATTTCTGATACTTGCTTTATGCTCAATCTCAACTAACCACATCCCATCCGAAATATCTTCAAATGAGCAATCAACCAAATTGGTCACACCATCCGAGATGATAATTTTAGGCCGAGCCATTCCAACCGATAACAAAGAGTTATCCAAAACCCAATATCCATCTTCAAACAATTTACCATTGATAATTTTATAGCGAGCAACTGAGGTTATTTCGCCTTTTGCATCGTCATACATTGGCCCCTCACCGATGGCGAGCCAACGTAGTGAAACACCAGTTTCTAAAGCACAACCAATCAATAAGTTAGCAGGGTAAAAATCTCTTTTCCACCAAGTGGTTATAGTAGCAATGCTGATCCCTGTTCTTTCTGAAAGCTCAGTTCTCTTATTTAAACCGTAGGCTTTAATTACCCTTTGAATTGCAGATCGCCCACCACGCTTTGGAGCAAAAATATTGTCATTTGTATAATCAGTCATAATTTAATCGCCATAAGTTGTATCGATCTTATGACCATCGACGTCTCACCAACTTGCCTGCCATAAATCGATCACGCTTTACTAATAACGCGTTCCACTATGCCAATGATTTTTATATCTGCCAAAGCACACTCAAATGGGGGTTTGATTTCTCCGCCACTAATTCGGACGCGACCAACCGGGACTAACTCCAAATCGCGAATACTCTTCATTCCTTCAATTTCAACCAGCCACTTACCATCGAGCACAGTTTGAAATGACTTATTTACGATATAGGTACTATCTCCGCTATTGACAGCAATGAGATCATTTTGAGACTGAAGCAATGACTTATCGAATAAAACAGCGCCAGTATCACTAAGTATCCCTTTGTCTAAATTAAATAAATTAATTTTCTGAATTTGACTGTCCGTATCTTCGAACATCTGGCCTTCCCCCGTAGCCAGCCATTGTAATGATGCACCTGTTTCAAGTGAGCACCACACCATAACTTGCGCGGGGTAAAAATCGCGACGCCACCATGTATTGAGAGTGCTGTTACTAATTCCTGTGTAATCAGATAGTTCGGTTCTCGTTTTAAATCCATAGGCTTCCATGATTCGCTTCATGGCTTCTTGACCACCTGAATTCGGATCATATCTGTCAGCATTTTTTTTATTCATTTAAACGTTCACCTGTTGACAATGTTTTATATAAACATCATCATTCTCAAAAGTGTTCAAATAAGTACTTTTTGTCGATTATCGTTTATCGAAGCCATTGGGGATAATGCCTTATGAAACCAGTGATCTCAATCAATCTTGTAATTCCTAACCCCTACCTCCCTATTGAAGAGTTCTGCCGCCAGACTGGCCACGCGAAGACGACTGTGGTTGACATGGTCAGAGACGGCAGAATCACTATCAAACGTAAAGCCGATACCATCAGCGAAAAAACCGGTAGGCCCAAAACCAAATCTAAAATTGAAATCAACATGGTTGAACTGACCTTACGTGCCCTTGCTGAGTCTAATTTTGATGTTCGCTTGAACGATAAACCATTACGGTAATTCTCCTGAATTATTGAGGTTAGCGCCATGTTTGCAAATGGAACTGACAAACACCCTCATTGGGATTCAGCCTTGCGACGCTTTGCCGATACTGTCGAGATCAAGCGAGTCGCCGAAACCATTGGCATGAATCCCCAGACACTGCGCAATAAGTTGAATCCGGCACAGCCGCACGAACTGACAACAGTGGAATTGCTGCGTATCACCCACGCCACGCAGAATTACACCCTGTTGGATGGTGCGCTGGCTGAACTGGGTCGCTTACCTTCATTGCCGTTGGAAAATCCGCAGGAAGCCACTGATATTCCAACCCAGGCTCTCAAAATCAGTTCAGCCGCAGGAGAATTGGCTAGCGAATCACTGCAATTAATATCCGGCAGTCGGCTCACCAAAAAACGCAAAGACGCTATTGTCAGCCGCGCTAATAAAGCGGTCCGTGACCTGATGCTATTTGCATATGCCATTGAAGAGAAATTTCACTCAATCCCGGTACTCAGTACCACTTTCGATATTGCCTGTAATTCTGGCCTACCGGGATTGACATATTAATTAACGAGGGAGATCTCCAGCAAACCACGCCATTACTTTTTCAAAGAATGTCAGTTTGTGGTCATCCGGCAGACCCGATGCAATTGCCGCTCGTTTATAAGCTGGATTTAACAAAGCACCGAAAGGTGTTGAATCGGAGTGATGGAGAGTTTTCAGATGCGTTCGAATCACATCGTCTGTCATCTCATCGCTGCTAAACAGCAAATCGGCATACTGCCGACGCTGAACAGCAGCTCGTTCTGCAATGATAGACGGCTGCCATACCAATTGAACAGTAGCGATGATGACAACCGGTAACGCAAATAGCCATTCAATGCCAGTGCTGGCAAAAACAGCCGTACCACTGATCAATTGAATTGCTGTCATTAGCTTGTCGGCCCGGTTGTGAAAAACCGCCGTCATAGTTTCAAGATAGTAGGAATAACGTAACTGAAAAATGGCGGAGCTTTGTTTATCCATAACGGTTCCTTATTTTTTGTCTTCGTTTGGCTCCGGTTGTGGTTTTGGAGCCGGACGGTGTAGCACATGGAAGTCTTCAGTATCTGCCATGGAAGTTCCCCTTTAAGTGGTTGGTTGATTGTTGGCACGACAAATAGACCACTAAAGCCACGAACCGGGCGTGGGGAAATATCCCGGTATCAATATGTTAGGAGTCGAAAAATGCAAAACCCAATCTCAATTGCCCCATTACTCTGGCGTCAACAAGGCCACAATGCTGGCCGCGTTGAGATTAAACACGGCAGAGGTAAGCCAGGCATTATTATTCGCCCTGATGGTCGCCGTTGGGCACCACCACTAGGCACTTTTACTGATTCTCATCGGAGGATTGGTAAATGAGCATTCGCTGCGCTTTCGGAACAGAACACCTTCGCGCAATGCCACTTCGTTTGCGCGCCGTTATTGGCAAACACTTTGCTGGCACTCGCTGGCGGGATACCTGCAACTTTTACGACTCGATGCCTGAACGTTACCGGGCAACCGTCTGTTTTCATGCTGAACTGAAAAAGCGCCACGCCCTACTTCAACTGGCGGAAATGGATGATAACGAGCGGCAACGTATCGTCAGTGCGTTGGATGAATTACGACATCACTTTGCTAAATATCGCAAACACGCCATTAGCAACACCGCCTTTATTCAACGACTGCCTATCAGCGTGCGTAAAACTCTATTTCTTCATGCTGGATTAAGTCATAAAGAGTTTAATCAACCGACCTGCTATCTAGAAGAAGACGCTTGCCCGTGGCGGGGAACTTTAATAGCAGCATTACGTGAGTTACTTAATTTATTCGAGGATGCACCGGATATTTTAACTGCGGTTAAACCTGACGCTTATTTCAACTAATCATCGTATTTAAATTAATTGGCGTATGACCCGCCGGGTTTCCTACGCCCTGAATAAGGCCATAACCATGCACATGTATAAAACCATAGGACAAGATATGCATACCCGCGCCCTTGAACAGGCGCGCCAACACCAACTGAATCAAGCACGTAAGGAGGCTAAAGCCGATGCAGCTATCAGTTTCTCTTCATATTTAGACCGTCTCGCTACCCATGCCGCCAATCAACAACTTTCCAGCAATGAAATTGTCGAGTTGCTGCGTCAGGAATCCGAACAATTTCAACAACGTGGCTTTGAGTGCCACCAGAGTGATTTTTAAGGAGCTCCGAAATGCCCGATATGTTCGATCACTCTCAAGAGCTGCAACTGCTCCAGTTGGAACACCAGATAGCGGCAGCCAGAACCAGCACCCTGATGCCATCCGCTTTTATATGCGCCGACTGTGATTCTCCCATTCCTGAAGCACGTCGCGCCGCATTGCCGGGGGTGCAGTGCTGTGTCCAATGCCAGCAGATTAGAGAAATAAAACGCAAACACATCCGCGCATGACCTCAGTTAATCGGGGGCGCTTTGCCCCCTCGCCACCGCCGCCATTTACGGTAAGTTGCCGCGAGACTTTCGTCGGCGCTTATCCGTGGAATGCACCACGCAAAGCCATAGGTCGTGAAAGACAACTTACCCGTGAAGAATACCTTCAGGGGCAAGCTGTTTTAAATAAAATCAACAGTCTGCCGTATTTCCTGCGCTCGCTGTTTATCAGCCGCCATGCCAATCTACAAAAGCACCAAGGCCAATTAGCTGCTAATAAGTATCTGGCTCTCAACTTTATGCAGCTTATTTGGCCACGCATTCAAACCGTAAACCAAAAGCATGGTTTAAAACACGATATCGCCCTTGGCTTTTTAAGCGAGGAAGAGACTTATTTAAGTCTGCCAGGCATGAATGATAAAGAACTGATTAGATTTGCAGGCCGTATTTCCGCACAGTTATTTTCTGCTTATGAAGAACTTAGCGATACCTATATTGCTGAACATAATGGCGATAAAACGGCAGTATTCAGCGATAGCGCACAAACCAAACTCTATGGTCATATTGCTGGCATGGCTCGGTCATTAAATGTTACCCCGCTACACTGGCGTAAATATCGTAAAGGTAAGTTAACCATGCGCCACGCTTTCTCCGCTATTGCCCGATTAGTCAATGATGAATGGTGGACGCGTCAGCTTAAAGCCCTACGTACTCGTTGGCGGGAAGCACTATTAATTGCCGTCGGCGAAGTAAATCGTCACAAATCCGGTTATGCCAGCAAGCAGGCGATTAAAGATATTCAATCGCGCCGTTTGTCTAATATGGAATTTCTGAAGGGTTGCGAACTGGAAAATGTTGATACCGGTGAGCGTATTGATCTGATCGATAAAGTGCTGGCCAGTATCTCTAATCCAGAAATTCGCCGCATGGAATTGATGAATACCATCGCGGGTATTGAGAAATATGCCGCTAATATGCAACACGTCGGCATGTTCATCACCATCACAACCCCTTCCAAATACCACCCAACTCGCGTGGTAGAGAATAGTGAAAAAGAGAAAGTCCTGTTTAATCACAAATGGGATAAAGAGGCATTTACGCCCAAAGATGGCCAGCGTTACCTGTGCAAAATCTGGAGCAAGATGCGCACAGCGTTCAAAGATAACGACCTGAAAGTTTACGGCATGCGCGTGGTTGAGCCTCACCATGATGGCACCCCTCACTGGCATATGATGCTGTTTTGTGAGCGTCAGCATCGCCGACAGGTGATCGATATCATGCGCCGTTATTCTCTAATGGAAGACGGTGACGAACGTGGCGCAGAAAAAAATCGCTTTGAATGCAAACATCTGAAAAAAGGCGGTGCGGCTGGCTATATCGCGAAATACATTGCCAAGAATATCGACGGTTATGCACTGGATGGCGAACTGGATCATGAAACTGGCCAGCCGCTAACTGAAACCGCTGCTGCCGTCACCGCTTGGGCGGCAACGTGGCGCATCCCTCAATTTCATCCGATTGGTGTTCCGACAATGGGTGCTTACCGTGAATGCCGCCGCATTCGTGGCCTGAGTCTTGTAGAAAGATTCGATGATCAGGTTGAGGCGGTACGTGCTGCCGCTGATGCCGGTGATTTTGCCGCCTATATCACTCAACAAGGTGGGGCCAACGTACCACGTGCTCAGCAAACCATTCGGGTGGCTCGTAAGGTGGCCGAAGAACTTAACGCCTATGACGAAGAAGTACAAAAGGTGATCGGCATTTATGCCCCTCATCTCGGCGAATCTCAGATTTATGAAACCCGTTCAACCCAATGGCGTATTGTCGCCAAGGCCGTTGACGTTGAGCTTTTGACTTTAAAAAGCGCCTCTGGCGCGCCTCGGAGTTCTGTCAATAACTGTGGGTTTGCTGCTGAAGTAACCACCATTAAACCGACAGAATTACCACCAGAAAGCACCTATTCACCGGTAAATACCCCAATAGATTGGGGTGATGAAGGCAATGTGCTGCTGATTAAGTCAATTTTGCGCGGGCAAACTCCCACTATTAACCATAAACAGCGCCCCTATGATCCGTATCACTGTCGCGAGGCCGCTCCTTCTGCCCGCCTGACACAAGAAGAACGGGCACGTTTGCCCAAAATTCGAGGCGAATTGGCCGCTAAAGGTATCCAGCCCACGAGGTGGGAGCTGGAGGCACTGACACGCGGAGCCAAAATCCACTTTGGCGATCTGGTGTTTCACTATCCACGGCTAGATACATGGGGAGATATGACTAAAGATTTATAGCTAAATCGCCATATCCAAACAAAGTTTCATAAAAACATTGATGTACTTGACTAACGAAAACGCCCGAAACAATAATACTGTATATTTATACAGATAGTAAGGAGAGATAAATATGGAACACATTGAACAAATCTATCTTGCCCTGTCACGTATACAATTCATCGCTGAAATTTCCCTCACCGCATGCTGCAAGCATGAAGAAATGGAGATGGCACTCTACCTAATCTCTGATTTAGCGGACGAATGCTTGCCGAATAATGGGCATGAAGAAGTGTTCTATAAGGCGTCACCAGACTGCACACAATGATTAAAAAATGTTTACTAGGAGTGAATCCCGAAATAGCGTGAAACAGGCGATATTCCAATGACAAATTCATATTTGTTAATATGTGCCTGCATTTTTCATCAGCACACGCAGAAAGGAATACCATGAATAACATAATCGCTTTTTTGTCTCTGTCGCTTTTATTGATGGCCACATTGAACCGCCACTAGACGTATTCCGGGCCAAAAACAGTGACAAAGACCCAATCGTTAGCTCCCTTGATGTGATATAGGCCAAGCTTCGGTAAGTAACATGGGTACTTTGTCACTTTTTATCATTCAACTCATGACGCTATACCATAGGAAGTGAGGATTGATATGCATCAACTGCCTAGGGACATTCCCTAGTCGTATACCTTCAGAGTTTAAAACCCTATTTGGACCACCACAAACTACAGGTGATATCATTAATCATCTGTAAACCTTGAGAATATGCAGCCAAATGATTTCACAATATGATTACGTCGTTCGCCAATTAGCCAGGACGAAAAACAAAAAACACGAACAATATGTCGTTACTGGCATTGTGCATAAGCTAAACCGCGATGACATAAAATTCGTTACTCAGCAGTACGTGAAAAGAGAATCAGGGCGAGCACTGACCGATCTTTATTTCCCAGCCATCAACCTGCATATTGAGATCGATGAACCCTTCCATCTCAAACAAGCCGAACACGATAATCTCCGAGAAGCCGATATTATTGATGCTACTGGTCATGAGGTTATTCGCATCTCAGTTGATGGTTCATTACGTCAGATGAACGAACGTATTGACGATTGTGTTGCTGCAATCAAGTCTAAGATCGCTGCATTAGGTGATTACTTTGAGCCTTGGGATATGGATAAAGAGCTATCTATCGAACCTCATATCCGCAGAGGCTATATCGATGTGAAAGATAACGTAGCATTCCGCAGGATTACTGATGCCTGTAACTGTTTCGGCCATAACTACAAGTTTCTCCAGAAGGCCGGAGCCAAACATCCCTACCATGACGATATACTTATCTGGTTGCCCAAACTTTTTGATAATGAGCACTGGAGCAATCAGATCTCTAATGATGAAAACGTCATTACTGAAATACCTAAGTCCGAAGACGCCCAGGCCGCTCACTTTGATAAATGGATGGCAGAAACGAGAAATAAACGCCTGGTTTTTGCAAAAGCCAAAGATAATTTAGGAATGACACTTTACCGCTTTAAAGGGCTTTATGAGTTAAACCCAAAGAAAAGCAATCGTACCATAGGTCTATATTGGCAACGTATTTCTACTCGGGTGAAGACCTATCCATCACAGGAAAGAAACGCTGATTGAAGCGGTAGATGCTATTCGCAACCCACGCATGCATTGAGCGCATGAATTTGCATGAAGATCCGCTGCCAGATTTGAGCGCACTAAGCCAGTACTGGCGCGGATCTATCACGATCACGCAACTGCATGAAAAGCGCCCTATAAAGCGGGCAGGCGTGGCGGGGATACGATTGCGCGCGATGGATCTGATGACCGTCACCATATGGATGGACTGTGACATTTACCGAGTAAACGAAATTATCTATCCTTAACATATAGGCACCATAAAGTGACACCATTATTAGGTTGTCATAGTGTCAGAATCTGGTACCATAATAATTATGAACAGACGACACCAAAAAACGTTGTCAGATGTATATGCTCGCCCTGTAAGCGGTTCAATAAAGTGGTCTGATATTGAAGCGCTTTTTATTGGACTAGGAGCAGAAATACACGAACGAGAAGGCTCAAGGATTGCGGTGCTGTTGAAAGGTGAAAAGCGTATTTTTCACCGACCACACCCCAGACCTACCACTGACAAGGGGGCAGTTAACTCCATCAGGCTATGGCTTGACAGTTTAGGAATAAAACCATGAACAACACAATGAAAATTGACGGCCACACTGCCATCATCAACTTCGATCCAGAAATTGAAATGTTTCGGGGTGAATTTGTCGGCTTGAATGGCGGTGCTGATTTCTACGCTTATAGTGTGGAAGAACTGAAAAAAGAGGGTTCACTCTCTCTATCGGTCTTTTTAGATGAGTGCAAAAAAGACGGTATCGAGCCGTATAAATCTTATAGCGGTAAAGTCACTGCACGACTAACACCTGAGCGCCATCAGGCACTCACTGTTACCGCTCAAGCTACCGGCCATTCTATCAATGACCTGCTGAACGAAGGTGCAGATATGGTTATGCAGAAATATACTTGATTATTCAATGCATTATATTATTTAATGCCACCGAAGTAAATTATAGCAGGTGGCATTTTTATACTATGCAGATTATATGTGAACAATGATTACCAAGCTCTATTTCGCTACTAAATAGCTGCGCCTAATACCGCTACACTTTTGCCTGACCATGTTTTCCTCCGGGGAATGGGCTGGCGGTTTCCATAAAATGGCGGACCTTTTTCAGTAACTGCCACATTGAGCGGCACTGATGATTACGGGTTATCGTGTCATGAAGTGCCTGCCATAGCCGTTCCACATGATTCACCCACGGCGAGTAAACCGGCTGGTAAATTACCCTGAACTTGGGATTTGCTTTCAACCAGCGCTGTGTTTCGCGGCTTTTATGGATAATGTAGTTATCAACGATCAGCGTGATTGTTTTCGCCCGCCGGTAAGTGGCTTTCAGGTGCTTCAGCAGAGCGATAAACAGCGCTGAACTTTTGCTGTTGCCGCCCACGTAGCTGACTTTACCCGTGCCACTGTGCAGTGCGCCGGCCAGATAGTATTTTTCGTTCTGCCCCGGCGTCACTACCCGTTTCTGCTGTCCGCGCAACTGCCAGTCCGCACCGATTTTAGGATTAAGGTGGATATCCACTTCATCTTCATAAAATACCGGATGCTCTGCGCTGCATTCATCCAGCGCTTTGTGGATTACCGCCATCTTTTCATCTTTATGTGGGTCACGGATACGCAGAGTTGGCGCGGCCCTGCGCCATACAAGCCCCGCAGATGGCAACCAGCGGCGAACGGTTCCTGCATGTAACTGGCAACCGGTTATCTCATTGATTTTTAATGCCAGTAATTCGGTGCTCCAGCGTGAACGTTGATAACCAAAATCGCCGGGAGAATGCTTTATCAGCTCACGTAACAGGGTGCAGATATGTTCAAAAGGCCAGCGTCGGGAGCGCCCTGCGGGTAAGGATTTCAGGCCTTCAATACCTGAGTGCGTAAACCAGTTAATCCAGCGACCAACGGATGAACGAGCACAACAGAGAGTTCTGGCAACATCGCTGACCCGTTCACCCCGATGAAGCATCAGCATGGCCGTGAGTCTGCGGGCATGATTTTTATCGCGCGTTTTATGAATAGCTTTCTGCATCAGGCGTCGTTCGCCACGGGGTATTGGTGCTATGATCGGCAT